GATTTAACACTATGGTGTTGAATCCGTGAGGAAACGCGTTAGCTCCCTCTGCCTGATGTTGCGGAGTAGGTCAAGGAAAAGACCGTAAACCGGAGTTTGTGGCGGCTCCTAAAGTAAGTCACCTCACCTCTTATCACTGTTTTTGGAGTAGCTTGTCCGGTCCTCTCCTTCGTGAAAAGGAAGATTCTACCAAGCAGGCCACTGTCACGTAAGCAGCGTTGTAGCACACCGTGGTTTCCATGGAATGCTCCGTTGTTCCCTGACAGGCTTGAGTGGGGTTTTCTCTTTTGTGGAAGGCGTTATGGATCCAAGTGAAACCAGTACTGCTTCTTTTGAAGCTGTATAGAGGTCGACTAGCGATTCTTGCATGGGACAGCCTCTCGTTGAGGTCCTCATAACTGTGCAGTCTTCTTGACTAGTCTTCCTTACATTGATAGGTCCGTAGCTGGGCAACGGTGGCGTCGATTTGCGCCGCTTCCGTTGTGGTGATGCGCCTCCTGGATAGTAGTGGGTAACTTTAGTTTGCTGAGGCCCAAGTCGTGAGCAGGTATGAGTGCGGGGACTCTCGCAGAGGGTTAGAATTATCGCCCTCGCTGTTGAAGGTGGTGAGTGATCACCACTGGAGCCTCTGTTCACCTACTATCACCTAAGGACAGGAGGTAAGAGTCAGGGAAATCCGTCGAGCGTAGGATCTAACTCCGGGCGCCCTGGCTAGAGGGGGTAAAACCCCTGGTGGGAGCGAAACCCACCCGCCGTATGTATATACGGCAAGCGGAAGGAAAACCGTCTATAGAAAACCCCGTATGGCTCTAAATTACAGAGCCCGTTCGTTTCCCATGCCTTCGGGACTTGCCCAGTGGATTACCCCAAAAGGGGACACACCCAATATTACCGGGAAAAGGGTACTGATTCGCGCTTGTGAAGTATAAAGCAAGTGGCGACAGTGGGGAAGGTGAGAACGTATTAAATAATACGGC